TATAATCTAACAAACATAAAAATTTGATTTTGCTATTATTATTTTTTATTACTAAAAACAACTCATAACAACTATGCCTTCCAAGAAACAACGAGCACGTGTTAAGAAGTCTAATGTAGAAACAAGAAAACCTATGAAGATTTACAAACAACTCTTAAAAATGGACTTTGATATGAAAACTATTATGATGACTTATATGGGTCATCAAAATATATTTGAGGCGAAAACATTTAACACTTTAAGCGATGATAAGAAAAAGAAATGGATAGAAGTAGAAATGGAACCTGTTGATAAAGAACTATTAGATAAAATAAAACTATTCATAGATGATTCACAAATATTACTAGATATGATTGTTAAAAAACCAGCAGCAAGAGATATATGGAAAGAAATATGTAGTCAAAGATGTAAATTAGTTTATGTATGGGCGAATATGGATTGCTTGTATAGAAGACAAGAACAAGTCAATAAAATATTATCTCGTCTCAATTAATTATTTATATAGAATATAAAATGATATCTTTTTTTATGCGTTAAATACGCTGAACCCTCCATCAGTCAAACGGGCGAGGCGCATATATTCGCAATAACTACGGATAGTATAGGCAGTTCCGCCCGCGCCTGGAAGACCTCCATTTGCTACATCACCTAGCGTTAAATGTAATTCTATTCCGCGAATACCAACTCGTCCTCCTGTTAGTTTTGTTCCTAAAAAGAAGAATAATCCACCAAGTCCGCCGAACGGGGTTGCCTGTGCATCTTGATAATGTCCCTCAAATGGATAGAGAGTAGATAATCCCCTTTGTTGCCTACTATATTCTTGACGGGTGACAAAAGGAATACTTTCACTTTGAGTAAAATGTGTAAATAATTCTGCTGGATTAGTTAGAGAGATAGGGAACTCAAACCTATCATTATATCTTAAATTATAACTTACAGAACCCGAATTCTGTGTAGCAGTAGCACGAGTAGGGAATACACTATGATATTTACTTAATAAACTACTTTCGGTGACATCATCACGGGAAATACAAGTTAATACACGAGATACTAAACGATTCGCCATACCGATATTACGGACTTGACCTGCTAGTAATTGTGCTTGTGTAAGAGTTGTTTTAGATAGTCGGTAATCAGGGAAAGCAAACTCAATAACAGGATTAGCATTTTTATATCTTTCCATTGCATCGTTGTCAGTATAGAAAATATAATCGGCGCAGAATTTAAGTTCATTTCGGTCAATACGATATTGCGCCCCCGAGGCGACTCCCTGTGGAACACATACACGGGAAGATGGAACAGCAGCAATCGCACCATTAACAAGAGAACCAAGTGGAGACCAATATAACTCAATAGAGAGTTGCTGGTCTATCATATATAGTGGGAGAGAATGTGTTTTAAGGAAAGGGAATAGGTCGCTTAAATCAATAGAATACGTAGGTGATTGAGCGATAGTAGTAGCATTAGTCGCATCCATAACAGCGAAAGGTTGTATCTGACCCTGAAAACCTTCACTGCCTCCCGCCATACCGAACGCAGCAGCACCATTACCCGAATATGCCCTATGATTATTTAATCCATATTCTTCTGAATTAGGGAAATCATTTACAGAAATAGTAGCATCTACTCTACGCATAACGTATGAATGATTCATAACACGTCCAGTAGTATATTGTTCTCGTTCTACATTATTTTCATTATCAATCTCGGCAGATTTAATCATATGTAAATGCGACCAATCACTAATTTCATTAAGAACCTGATTACCTACTTTAAGAACTGCTCGGTCAATTACAGAACCAATACCAATATTAACAGGAAGATAAGCACGAGCATTCGTTTCTGGAACTAAACTGACAAACAACTTACTCATACTATGCAAAAAACCTTTCTGTTGTAAGTCAAACCTAGCGAAACCTGTTGCAACATTAGTCGCCTCCTGAAATGTTGAGGTCTCAATCAAATCGGTCTCTATATTCTGCTCGTAATTTACGGGAATAGTTGATAGTTTAACTAAATCTGGAACTACACTCATTTTATATTACAAGCATATATAAAAAAGATATCTTATAAAAAACTATTAATAATAACTTATATATTATAAATCCTCATCATCATCAGTATAATAATTAGGGTCAGGTTCCCATTCTTCATCAGTATAATCATCTTCACTTTCTACATCTTGCCGTATATATTGTGGGTGCTCTTTAAAAAACTTCTGTATTAAGAAATCAATATCTAACCACTCAATCATTTATATCTATACAGATATTATTTTTATTTTTAAAAAAATTAATACATTTTTGAGATTTCATATGCCTTGCTCTATGACTCATACAATATCCACCTCCACATTCACAAGTATAATATACACTATCATATTCTTTCTTTTTATCTAGGATATCTTTTTTATTATTATTATAATAGTTTTTTTGATTTACTTTAATATCTTCTTTACTTACATATGCTTTTGATTTATTAACACAAGGTATAATATCTATAAATTCTTGTTCTTTTTTACGTAGTTCCTCAAATGTATTACAAGGATAATCTATTAATAAATCTATTGTATATTCATTATTTAATATTATAGGTTTAGAAGCACAATTAATTAATGGGTGATAAGCATCTCTCTCGTGTCCTCTTAACCTTTGTTTGAGACGTTGTATAGTGCTTCCTACATAAATAGAATTATTAGTATGGTCTGTAATCTTATAAATCTTTCCATTTTTAAATCTATTATCCATTTTATAATCTTAAAGATATCTTTTTTTTAATTTTTAAACGCACCAATTTAAGTAATCATTTGTATTCCATTAGAATTCCACGCTAAAACTGCTCTTGCCTTAAAGAACATAAACACACTCTGGGGATTATTAGTAGATAGTGTGCTGTCAATAGAACAACCCCACTGCATAGTAGAGAAGTCTTGCCCGCGATTAAATTGCGAGTAGCGCATCCCTAGACCGAACTGCGCTCCGCCATCGGGGATTCGTTTATAGTTTTTAGGGTCATCTGCCTGCGCCATAGTATAATCCCTATTAAGATTAGCAGGAGAAATAGAAGTCCTATCTAACATATATTCAGGTAAGATTGCTTCTAAATACTGCTTACATAACTGACTATCAGAGGTATTAAATGTAGCAGTTCCCGCAAGTCCTAAATTATTAGGGAAACCATTAGTATTCCCAGTCATATCAAAATCTACTGGATATTTTTGACCTCCACGTAAGAACTGAACTCTATTAAGTGTAGTTAATGAGTTAGTATCATTAGAAGGATATGTAATAGCAAGACCATTAGCAGTTAGACTATTAATATTTGCGCTAGGGCAGAAAGTCATAAATACACTTTGTAGATTACGCAGACCTAATGAATATTGTAGTTGAGCGTTGCCTGTATTAATAGATGTATATAGAGAGGAGATAGTATTAAATTCTAATGCTCCTTCTGTTTGACTAGATACAGCAGACATTTCTTCGGGTGATACGTCCATAACTTCACAAGTTAGAGATAAGTTAGATAGTTCATAATGGGCGTCTTCTACTCCTACAATAGCACCATTTTCACTAAACAAGCAATTACTATCGGGTGATAAATGAATTTCTAACTGAATCCCCCCAAAACTATTTTCCATAAGATTAATACGATTACCACTCATCATAAATCCACTCGGGAGATGACAAGAGAAAGATTTAGGAACACTTTCCGCTTGTCCTGTGGTAGAACTTGCTACTACATTAGAGAACATAGAAGCAGAGTTAGGTTGTATAAGACAACTTTCGTTTAAGTGTCCCATTAAGTCCTGAACAGAAGAAGTAGCGCCGAGGTAGGATTGTAGGTATTTATTATAATGTCTAATATGTTCGCAAATCTGCTTACTCTTGTTATGGCGAATAACTAACTGGTCCCACATAGCAAAAATACCTAAACGATTATCCATATTAATACGAGGTTGTGCGTCATCAGTAAATACAGGGACAGGTGGCGAGGCATTATTTTTATAAACCATTAAATCACCATTAATACGAACTGAACGTGGGTCAAGAATACCTGCTTGACTTTGTATCGTAAAAGATAGGACGGGAAAACCTTGCTTAAAACTAATCGTAGCATCGGGTGCAACGTTGTCTGGGCGAATAGATATGTAGCGAGAAGTCATTTTATAATATGACTAATATAAAATTAATAATGTTAAAATAAAAATATTATTGTTGAGGTGGGATTCCTTCACTTATGTTTTCTTCTAAATTTTCTATATGTTCCATATTACAAATATCACATACAAATATATTTTCATAAATATCTGTGTGATTTGTTTCTTCCATAATTTCATATAAATCATTAGTAAATACTTCACATCGGTCGCATTTATGATAATCATCATCTAATACAAGTAATCTCATTTGTTTATTATATGTATCTTTTAATTCATATAATTCTTGTTGTAATTCATATATTCTATGATTTAATGTTTTATCTAAATCTCCTTCCATACTATATAATTGTTTATAAAGTCAAACCTTTAAATATAATTATTCTATCACAGAGACACCTCCCCCAGTAATCATAAGTCTTCGCAAATGGAACACAAAGGTAGAAAACATCTTCGGTTTAGTAGGAGCATTTACTTCTTCATATGATAGTTGGACTGATAGGTCTTTGTCCCGTAAATCCATACAACCGGAATTTACGGCAAACCCACGACCTACTACAAAGTTCTCCATAAATTTAGCGAAAGAGTGAGGAGTAATTTTCGCATTCGCTAATGTCTTTTCTAACTCAAAAATATGAAAAGCATCAATAGATTTACGTGTAGCAATCTTACGGGTAGAAATCGGACGACTTGGAACAAGGTTTCCGTTAATCTGATACTGAACTTGTGTTAGATTATCACAACAACCACTAATACCTGAACGTGCTGAATTTAATACCATATCCATTTCATCTGCCGTGACTTCATAAGTTCCATTAGAACATACTAAATCTTTGGAAGAATATACAGAACTATCAGTAGGAATTACTACTAATGATTTTGCCTTTCGGTTCTGTGCGTGGATTAAGAATGTTGCTTGTCTTTCACTTTCTAATAGTGAATTTTTATAATTAGTGATACTATGAATATCAAACTCAATAGCAGAACCTTCACGTGCTTTTTGTAGCATTCCTGTTTTATATTGTTCGTCCATATCTATTACGTGACAAATAAGATTTAGATTATTAATATTATATGATACTTCGTAAGTTGGGTTCGCAATTGTTCCCTGTTTGACTGCTTCACTATAAAGGACAGCACCCGAAGCATCTACGCCTGGAACAATATCAGCACCACGACCACCACCAGCAGCAGCATTCACGTATGCTTGGTCAAAAGTAAGCATAATACAATTTGGTCCTACCCCACCTACTCCGCCTACTCCTAGTTTCTCAATTTTAGTAATACGAGGATTCGCCTGAGCAGCACCAGCAGTCTGAATGTTTGCTTCTAATCCAGCACGCCCCGCATCAGTAGGAACCCCACTTACAATACCGATACTTTCACCTACTACGAAAGGACAACGTTCTACTTCATTAATACCATTTACTCCCAGAGCAATAATCGCCTTATCAAAAGTAGCAGCATTACCAGCAGGTAAATCATTTACCCCTCCTCCTGTGATATCAATTACAGCACCCGATACAGCATTAACAAGACCTAATAGATATGGATTTAGAGTTCTTCGCCTATCTTTTACAACACTATCTAACTGACGAACAATACGGGGAGCGGGCATTAAATCTAGTTCTACGTAAAGTCCCGTGAGCATATTAGGATATACTGAACCACTAAAAATACCTGTAAGAAGTGGAACACAGCAATGAACATTAGATTTACGCTCATTCCCGTCCCACTCAACTCCCTCTGTCGCTCCATCTTGTGTGACATCATTAACCGCTTTAAACCACGGATTAGTAATAATATCATTCATATCACTACGGGAACTACCACGAGAACCCTGTGTAGATTGTGAGTGAGAAGTTGCTCCTTGTTCTAATGCGCGAACCCCTTTTAAACTATCATCTTTATCGTAGTCGTGTTTAAGTGCTACTATCTGATTATATTCATTGCATTCCTCTATTATTGAACCACGTCCCCCGTCGTAAATTCTGATATTTTGGACTATCATACCTGCACCAGCAGGGTCTAATTGTAGGCGAGTAGATTTACCATCTCCCGCAGCGTGAGTAGGATACTGAATATCCATATCAAACTCTAAATAACTATCCTTACCTGAAAGCATAGGAACAGATTGAGCGGGAATCTCAAAGGAAACCCTACGGGAAACAGAACCTACATTATAAGATAAACCCTGTTCTGCAGGGATACTTACTTGTCTTTCGCCTATTTGCACTACCGATTCAGCACTCCAATATGAACTCATTTTATAATATGAATTATATTAAAATTATAAAGATAAAATAAAAAAAAAAGTTATAATATATATGGGATTACTACAAGAATTTAACATAAACGAACTTGCTGGCGCATCGGGTTTGATATTAGGTGCAGTCTCAGGTATATTAGTAGTCATATTTAAATCAAGATGTTATTGCAAATTTAGAGTAGGTTTAACTGATAATTGTAATATATGTATGTGTGAGCGCAAACCTCCTCCTGACCCAGTTGTAAATGATAGTGATGAAGAACCAATTGTTCCTCCAAAGGACTTAAAGGAACCAAATGAAGAAACAAAAAAAAAAGCAGAAGAAGAACAAAAAGCAAAAGTATCAGGTGAGTTAGAATATGTAAGAGAACCTATTAGTCCGTAGATTTAATAATTTCGTTATTCATAATAAATTCGTTGTCTTTATAAGTTATGATATCTTTTTTTAATAGTTCATCTACTACTACCTCCATCTTCTTAACATAAGGCGGGGAAAAATATGAACTACCATATTTAATAACTAAATCACCCATATTAGATTTTAATTCTGCGATTTGTTTAAACAATTCACTAATAACTGATTCGTGTTTTTCTTTTAATTCGCAAACTACTATTTCGTGATGTTCTTTAATTTCATTAATATAATCAAGTAGATTTTCTTTTTCACACATAAGTAATTGTTCGTGTGTAAATGTATTCATTAATTCTCGGTTCATTCTATTATATTATATTATATTAGTATTTGTTTAAGTATAAATCATCTAAATCTATTAAGTTTAGGATTATTTACTATTGCTTTTTTAATTTGTTCTAGTCGCATAACACAATAACCTTGTTCTGCTTGTTTTATCTTTTTATCTAATAGTTTTATATAATCAAGATAAGATGCTCTACTATATATAATAATAGTAGCATCATTTTCTAAATCATCTTCATATACTTTATTCCAGTTTTCTACTCTTTCACCTATAAGTTCTTTATATTCATAAAATAGTCCATCAAACATATCTATATTATCGTCTGCTTTCCTATAAGTTTTATGAAGTATAAGTGGGACACTCTCAAACATAGCAATTGTAGAAGGTCTATCATCTTTACGCTCTATTGCTAATTTAATCTCTGCTATATAATCTATTGTTGATGATTGTATTTCTTTATTACGATTTACATCACTTAATTCCATACATTTAAGAAACATAATAAGTTGTGAATCAGTTTTATCATTCTCTTTTACCTTTTTTAATAGATGCTTCTTCACGTTCGCCTTCTTCTCACCTATAAACATATCATCTAATAAGAACATATATTCATTAACCTTTTCCATACTCTATACTACATACATATATTATATCTTTATATATATATTATATTAGCAAAGTTATATATTACTAAATTGGTTATATATAACCTGTTTTGTTATATATTACTTTGCCCTTTTTAGAAAAGTATATTTGGATATGAAACATTATGCATAGAGGTTTGTTAAAAAATGAAAAGTAATATATAACATTTGTGGTATTATTTACCCTTTTTAGTATTCTGTGATTTACTAACCTCAAACACATCTTTTAATTTAAAATTATTCTGTGTCTTAGGTGGAATAATGACCTCTCTAAATGCTTCACGGCGAGGCGCATTCTCGTCCATAGGTATTGCCTTACGTATCCTTAATTTTTTTGCTTTTGGTCTCTGTGGATTCGCATTTGCTGTGTGATTAATAGTCATCTTTTATATATTTATTTATATAATAATTTTATAATATAATTCATAATATAAATGTCGTTAGTAATCGCAAGTAATCTACCTAATGAAGATGAATCTGTTGGAACTGAAAGTAGTATCTATAAACCATTTTCATTTCGTAATGATATGAGTTCTACTATGAAAATACCTCCTAACGCTCAAATCGCTTTACAATCAGCAAAGGTTCATTTATCTGATAGTATTATATTTTCAGAGGATAATAAGAAGTTTTATATTTATTTCGGTCAAGGAGTTAGACCACCGACAACTGCATTTAATACATTAAATTCTATGGAGGGAGGAACCGCAGTCCCTATACCTTGTCATATGATATTTAATGAAAATAAAAGTGAAGGAACTACTTTTGCTGCTAATAGAGAAGAATTTGCTATTTTAATTCAGAGAACTATTAATCAAAATGTAGGTAATCCGCAATTAATTAATAGATGCTCTGTATTTCAGTCTCCTCTTGTAGCAGACCCTAATAAGCAAGGATTTAAAGTAGAATATAACGGAACAATTCTACCATTAAATACTGGTGATGTATCTGGAACGGGTAATGACCCCGACCAAGATTTCATACCTAATTCATATGTCCCACGCACAGACACAGAAGTCGCTGCTTATTTTAGGGGACAACGATATTCTGCTATTACCCCTGCTTTCCCTGTTGAAGAATTAGCGCAACCTTGGGGAACACGACCATCACAGAGAGCAGGTAAAGGAATAGTATGGGATTATACTTATGATGTTGCGAATGATGTAGGAGTATTTGAGACACTTCTTGCACGCAATCGTTCGCAAGCAATCACTTTTAATGTTCCTCCTTTATCTAATATTAATGGTAGATGCACTTTTATCACCTCAGCAGGAGGAATTTACGGAAGAGATGCTGGTAATTCTGCTAAATGGGCGGTAGGATTAAGTCGTCCTGCACAAAAGAATTTATCAACTACGGGAAGAGCAAACATAAACCCACCCTATTATCAACATAGAAACGGAAGTAAATTCGTATATTTCTTACCTAATTATTGGGACTTTTGTGTGTGGGTTGATAATTTAACTAATGCTAATGTATCAGGTGGATTTTCTGTTGATGGTCAGATAAACGTAGGACAATGTGTAGTTGATACTAGCGATGTAGTAGCGGGACAAGCGAGACTAAATCATCTACCTAAATTTATGAGTATGCCGTATTGGGAATTAGATGCCTCACAAACCGATTTTCGCAATCCAGGCGGACCAGGAGTAAATGTATATGCTCCCATAGGACCACAAGCAAACCCACCAGCAGCAGACAACGGACAATTATTCGCAACAGAATTTAGATTAAATGGAGAAATAATGGAAATATGGATTATGGACGGGGGACCATTAGGAAATGGGGTAGGTGGAAAATATTATAAATTAATGGGACACGCAAAAGGAGAACCAGCGTTAAATAATCTCAAACCTGTTTCTCAAGATTGTTGGAATTTACAACCTGTAATGAGTATCAATAATCAAGGTCTAAATGGCGGAGCAGAACTTAAACAAATTGGTCTTTCACAATATACATCTTGTAATCCTAATTATGCTACACTCACCCCCGAAGACCAGAATGGGTCAAGGAACGGAGATATAGGTTGGGTTTCGGGTCGTGGTAGTGTTCCTGCTGATTATAATACAATTATAGGAGGTGGTTGGTTAGAACCACTAAAACCAGGTGGTTATGAAAGTTGGGAGCAGAAATGCGTAAGAGAAAACTTCGGATATAAAGTAGCAGAATTAATGGGACAACCTGCAATCAATAGAGGTAGTGAATTTTATACACTAGTTCCTCTGAATTCTAATGCTTATGTATATGGAGGAGTAGAAGCATCAGACCCAGCACTACCATTAGCATCACTAACATATGACATACAGAGACCAGTATTAATTTTACAAGAAAGCAATAGATATACCCCGAGTGAAGGGGCAGGATTACAAACACAATTAGGATTTGTAGGAGAACCTGTTGCTGAATTAGTAAGAGCAGGCACATCAGGGTATTATGAGGTGACATCAATAACCGAACCAGTATTTAAATCATCTAAATCTATATTTGTAAGGATAGGTAATTTAACTCAAACATCAGTTAATATGAGGGCAGGTATAGCAGGGTCAAAGATAATAGCACATTTGCCTAGATTCGTTCAGCAAAAGGACAGCGCCTCGGGACCATTATATTTAGAACCGAATAATTTAATCTATTGTGACCTTAATAACCCTAATGAATTAAATATATCTAATTTAGAATTATCATTATGCTATGTAGATGAAACCCTTGCTACATCAGTAATAGGAACTACTATTTTATGCTTCCACGTTCGTCAAAAACCATAAAATAAATCTAATGATATCATTTTTTCACTTTTACCACATTTTTATCACTTTTTTTACCATAATTTATTAAAATATTATACAATATATAATGAATAATTTACCTGATACACTAAAATTAAAGTATGAAGAATTAGAACCTGAACCTAATATAAAAGAAGTCATAAGTGAGGCGGGAGAGGTAATAGAAGTTAATGAAGAAACTAGTGAAGAGAACCCTAACTTTGTCTATGATGAAAGTATCCCATTAGAAAAACCTGATGATGTAGAACCTGATATGCCTTTGTTTGTTCCTAAACCACAACCAGTAGCAAAAGATATATTTACTGCTCCTAAAAAGGAGGTCAAACTAACAAAAAAAGGAAGACCTAGAAAACCTATGTCAGAGGAGCATAAAGCAAAACTCGCCGTAGCACGTGAGAAAGCGAATGCTAAAAAGAGATGGTTAAAAGAGCAACGTGATGCGAAAAAGAAAGCAACTGAAAATATGAGTGTTCCAGCAGAAGCAATAACTAAACCAGAAGTCCAAGAAATAAAAGAAGAGGCATCACCACGTAGTCCTACCCCTATTAGAAGTAAAAGTCCTCCTGTAAAGTATATAGGGGTGACACAAGAGCAATTAGAAGCATCACATTTAAAAGCAGTTCTTACAGCAGAAACACTACGTAAGAAGCGTAAGGAAGAGAAAAGATTAAAACAAAAGGAACAAGAATACGCAAAGGAAACTATGAAGACTATACAAAAATTAACTTGGAAAGATACAGCAGGAATATATGCAAATTGTTATTAAAAGAACCACCCTTTCCTTGCTTCTTCATCTTCTTTTTGTTTTGTAGTGATATAATTAACCTCTACTTTTAACTTTGATATTTGTTGTTGTAGTTTCTTTACTTCTGTTAGTAATTCCACTAATAGTTTATGATTAGTTGATTGTTGAGGCATATTATATATTATAACAATCAAAAAAAAGATATCTTTAAAATTTACATAGAAATATATTTATCTTAATTTAGGAGCAAGTTTTCCCTGAACTAAATTAGCATCACCTAAACTTTGTAAAGGTTTAGTAGGGTTTTCAGTATCATATTTAGTTTCTACTTCTTTTTTCTCTTCATCTGCTACGCTTTCTTCATCTTTTAATTTATCATAAGCATCAATACCACCTGCTACGGCGGAGGCAGCACCAGCGACAGCGCCTACAACTGCTAATCCTGCTACTAATGGAGCAGCACCTACTCCTATAAGACCTAATCCAATAGCAGCGCCTACTCCTAATGAACCTACTTCGGCAGCGCCCGATATAAGTTGTGTAATATCACTAGTTTCTTCTAGTTTGCTTTCTTGTGATAATTTTTTATCACCTTTAACTAAATCATATGTGACATCAGCAGCAAACCCTATATTAGCAGCGGGACCTAATTGTTTAGCAAAAGATTTACCTATTGCTTTTGCTCCTGCTTTTTCACCACCTTTTAGTGCTGCTTTACCACTTTCTTTAATAACAGGATTAAGAGATTTAGCAGCAAGAGTAGATGCTTCGTGTTCTGCTACACGTGATACACTATGAGCAGCAGGGTTTTCAGCAGCAGAAGCAAGTTTGACCCCACCTACTCTTGTAGTAGTAGGAGCGCCACCTAATTTAACAACTGCGCCTGGAAGTTGTCTTGTATTTTTAGCAAGGCGAGTTGCCCTGCGTGCTTGTATAGTTTCCCCTGACCCAAAGAAACCTTTACTTGCTCCTTCTAAAATTTTAGCATCAGTCGCCTTATAACCTCCTTTAATTTGACCTGAACCTAAATCAATTGCTAATGCTTTAACAGAACCTCCTGCCGTAGCAAAAGCAGTTGCTTTTGAGATAGTATCATCTTCTTTACGTTCTTCTGCTAATGTATCATATGCCGTATCAGTTTCACTCATAAAAGCAGTTCTATCTCTCGCCATACTTTCTTGTTGCTGATTAAATTCAGCGACTTCTGTTCTCCTTCTATGCCTTGCTGTGACCTTACTAACATCAGCAGTATATAAGTCCATTTTATAATAAAACAATATATAATAATAAATAAAGATAAAAATTAACTCAAATCTCCATCTATATTATGACTATCGTCTCCTTCCCATAATACTTCCTCAAAGTTTCTCAATACACGAGCAGGATTACTTTGTAGGTCAATATACATCACCTGATATGGTTCTTTATGAATTTCTTTGTATAATGAAATAAAATTATCGTGTCCTCCAATAGTATCCCCATATTCCTCACTAATTTTAAAGAGTTCTTTTTGATTTTGCTGTCGGCATATAAATATAGCATTTGCATTGTTTCTTATCAGACCACTAACCGCCCTGAATGACTGCGTAGCAATACAATAGAAATCTATGTAATGCCTAAACCGAGTCGCAAAGAAACTAACATTATTACTTTTACTGAAATCTTGTGTTAAGACATCATCTAATACTAATGCGTAAGATGGGCGGTCATCACGGGGATACATACTCTGTTCTGCTTTAATAGCATCAATCATATAATCTTCATAATGGTCTTCGCAGTCAAAGTATTCATTTAATAGTTGTCCTTTATTATCAGTTCCTAATGTAGTAGATATAATACGAACACTATCAAACATACCTTTATAAAATGATTCATTACAGAAGAAATTAACAAGTAAGTTTGACTTCCCACTTCTAACACTACCTATGAGTAAAGCAAGGCAAGGCATTTTAGGTAAGTGGTCGTGAATACCAGCGAATCGTCCATCTTCTTCTAAATCTTTGACCTTTAAAATTTTAGGGACATTCATCTGTTCTTTTTTAGGAATTTTTTTCATAGGTTTATCATCTTTGACTTTCGCCTCCATTTACTATATATAAGAAAATATTTTAATTTATTAATTAATCTTTTTATATACTATTCATTATAAAATGGATTTAACAAGTAGAGCAGATGCGATGAGAGCAGCAGCAAATCTTCGTAAAATATTAGCAGGAGAACCAGGTATTAGCACAGGAGTATTAGGAGGTTCAGGAGCAGTATCAACACAGAAAGCAGTAGATAATCTTGTTCCAGATGGATATGTAGCAGTAGTAGATGCTGAAACAAGAGAATTTACAAGACTACCTCAAAGGGCATTCGCGCAGTCAGTAGTCCAGAGTGATATGGGTAAAGGTCAAAAAGCATCTATGCTACGTAAAGCAGAGAAAAAAGATAAAGAGGTCTTTACACGTAATAAGAAGATGAAGAAAGCAGTCAAACAAGATAAAGTAAAGAAAGCACCTTTCAGAGCAAAGAAACTAAAAAAAGCAGATACATCTTTTAAAGCATTAGCAGAGGGTAAGAAAGCATCAAAGGGTAATAAAAAGGCATATTAAAAGACATCATTTTTTTAACTTTAATTTTAAAATAAATCTATATATATAATATGGATTTAACAAGTGTAAGGGAAGCACGTAATCAATTGCTTAAAATTACATCTATGCCTTCGGGTATTCAGTCAAGTAGATTTGCTACTACACGAGCAACTGAAATAGATGCTATACCCGAAGGATATATAGCGATAGTAGATAATATGAATAAGAAATCATATACACGTATGCCTTTTGAGGTATTTAGGCAAATGTTAGTTTTATATAGAAAAGAGTTAGGTGATAAACAAGCGGATAGTTTATTAAAGAAAGCATTAAGTAAAGATAGAGAGATATATACTTCTAATAAAAAGTTTTTATCAGTAGTAAAAAGACAAGGTATTCGTTATGTAGAGGCAGACCCTCCACCTGTTCCTCGTCCTCGCCCTGCTCCTGTTAGACGTGCTCCTGCTCCTGCTCCTGCTCCTCCACCGAGAGACCCTATACAAAGTGCGATAGAAGATTACTTTAATGGTTCATTAGAGAATGTAAAATTATCTGCTTTAAAAATATTAGTAGATAATGGTAGTATCACACAGAAAACAAGTAATAGATTAGCAAAGATGAAAATAGATTTACAGAAATCAAAGAAGAAGGCAAAACCTCCCCCTGAACCTGAACCTGAACCTGAACCTGAACCTGCGCCTACTGATAATCCATTAAGCGATATAGAAAACTATGGAGCAGATGATAGACGTAAATTAGATGAATTATTTAAAAAAAGAGGCGAACAGGGTGAGGTAGAACCTATTGTATTTGATGAAGAAGAGAATAGATTTTCTAAACAAAATGTAGGAGATAATAGATGGTATTTAGCAATTATAGATAGAGAGGATAGTTTTGACTTTCAGCATTCGGGTTATAATACTGATGAGGAAGAAGAAGAAGAAAAAGATGGAAGGAAACCTAATTTATTAGTATTCGCAAGACCAGGCAGAGGTGGATTAATATTAAGTCGTATATTTACTATGTCGCCTGAAACTATTGCTTCGTTTGGTGGTGATACAAATGCGGAATATTTATCAGACGGACACGAAGTAGCATTTATTCCGTGGGATAGAGTTAAAGAAGAAACGGAAGATGATGTGATGGGTGAGGACGGGAGTAGTGGGTTCGGTGGAGCACGTTCGGACGAGATTGTAGAATTGGGGAGTGTTAGTCCGTTAGCAGAAGATAAAGGTTGGGAAGACTTTCACGAATTTACTTTCAGCGAAGAGCAGTTAGAACCATACTTACTGCCTGCGTTTAAAGAGGAAGAAGATTTAGAGGAGGAAATGCCCGATGATTTTGTAGAATTTTTTATAGACCATTATCCAGATGCTCCTATTGACCCTAGTGATGTAAGTGATATGAATAAAATAAAAGATTTATATGAGGCAGCAGAACTATTAGGAGTAAGGATAGATAAAAAACAATACAAAGGTAAAGCAGGAGTTCTACCCCTGATACAATTGTTATTAGATTACCTAGATGAAAACTATTATGTTGCTAATACATTTGGAGATGATTAATAAACAATAGATAGAAGTTTAAACCAGCATAGTAAATAAAAAGATATCATTAAAATACC